CAGCCGGTCCCTGTGGTCCCTGTGACCCAACGCTTCCTGCAACGCCCTGCGGCCCTTGTACGCCCGCTCCGGTGGCACCTTGCGGACCCTGCGGCCCAATCGACCCTGCGGCTCCCTGCACACCAGCCGCTCCCGCTGCACCTTGCGGCCCCTGCGCTCCCGCTGCACCTTGCGGCCCCTGCGGACCCTGCCCACTCTTGATGATCGCGGCTAGGTTCTGGTTGTGGCTGAAGGCGTAGTTCGACGGACTGGCCGACACGAACGCCACCGGGACGTAGAAGAAGTCCGCCATGTTGACGGCGGGACCGAGCTTGGCGAATTCCTGATAGTTGAGCGCAAAATCGGCGTCCTGCAGGATGATCCGGTCGCCGACGTCCATCAGCTTGAACATCAGCGTCGGGTCGAAGCCGTCGCTGGTCAGCCAGTCGAAGATCAGCGTGGTGGAGGCCTGCTGGCTGAGGTTGTTCCAGCGCATCTTGCCGGTGCCCGGGTCGGCAATGGCGATGGCGTGGGTGTCGGCCTTGTAGAAGAACACCGACGACGAGCCGCCGGTCTCGCCCTGCGGACCTTGCGGCCCGGTAACACTTACCCCCTGCGGACCTTGCGGCCCGGTCGGCCCCTGCGTACCTTGGAAGCCCTGCGGCCCGCGAATAGCCTCTACAACTACGACAGTAGGCGGCGGTGCAGGCGGGGTTATAACCAGCAGCGGCTGCGGCGCTGGTGTGACGAATACGGTGTTAGGTGGCGAATCCGGTGGCGTGACGACTACAACATCGTCCTCCGCATCCACCAGTACGACGTCGGTCATGGCGTCGCAGCATCGACAGTAACAGCAGGACTGAAAGACACAGAACCCTCGACCAAGCGATCTTCCGTCAAGTCAGGGTTGTAGCATTTCAGATCCCAAAAGCCCCCACTAGCTACTGCATCGGTCAACTCATCCGGTATCACGATAATAATGTTGCCTTGCGCATCCCCGGTAATGCCGCCATCAGTATCTTCCGACGTGAGTGTCACCATCACATCAGCATCAGGCTTCTGCTTCTTGCGAATCTGCACGCGAAAGCTACAACCGGTAAAATCGTGCGGCACGTCGATCTGCTGATTACCATCCACATCAAGGATCGGATCGCCATTGCTATCCACCAGCAACGTGCCGAAGCGGAACTTAGGGAAACGAAACGTCGCCCCCTGTTCGATGGTGATATCGTACGTAGCGGCAGGCATAGCACTCTCACTGTGGGATTTGCGGAAACTGCTGCATGATCGGGTACATCGCCTTCTTGGGTGCCAAGATCCCGGTGCCAGTTGCCGTACCTACTGCGCGTTCCTGATAGCGTTGCGGCAGACCCGACAGGAGATTCGGACTCAGCTGCGGATTGCGCATCACCATCTTGATGTTCTCCTGAAACAATTCACCCAATGCAGCATAATCCCCACGATCAACAGCACGATACGCTTCATTGCGCAAGATCTGCTGCCGCCGTTCCAACAGCTGCTGCGTCGTCTTGAACGCGAACGATGCCTCACTCTGTTCCGCGCGTGCACTCGACTTGAAGCCACCCGCCTGCGCCAGAATGTTCCACGCCGATGGCGCTCCGATAGGAATGATGTTATTCGCACCCTCCGTTTCGTAACCATGCTGCGCCATGAGCGCCGCCGTGCCCGCGTTACGTACAACCGCAGGCGTCGCATCATTGAAGAACTTCACCCAGTCACCTTCGCTGGCAGCGGTAAGTCCAGTGGCAATCCCCGCCATTGCACCAATTGACGGTCCAAGGAACTCGAACGCGTGATCCTTGATCCGATCATCGATCTTGCGCCGGTCTTCAAGAAACGACGTGAACGGTGCGAGATCCGCGAATCCCGACCGAGTACTCATGTCGATGTCGAACAACCGGGGTAACCCGCGCGAAATCACTTCCTCGGTCTTCTTCAGTGCCTCGCCCTTGAGTCCAACTCCCTGCAACACCGACCCTGTGAAATGCCGCACCGATTGCTGCACATCGGGGGGCGTGTCCTCCTTGTTCTGAATCAGCCCGAGGAACATGTTTGCCAAGCCACTGAGCGCGCCCATGAACGGCATGCCCAACGTACCCGCCATCATCCCGGTCATCCCGGCAATACCAGCCAACGTCTTGGCCGATTCCGCCTGCTCCGCTGGAGTGCCGCCACGCAGCTTCAGGTAGTTGCGATAGAACATCTCCGTAGCCTGAATATCGAACTGGCCGAAACCCACTGCCAGCGGCGTCGCCGCGCGTAACACTCCACGCCGTCCTAGATTGCGCGCGATGTTGGCCTGCGAGTGATCGCCATCCGTGTCACGAATCGTCTGCAGTGCGTGATCCTTGGCCTTCTCGTGCACCGCATTCAGCCGCGAGCCTTCCACCAGTGCCCCGTTGCCGTTGTTCTGCCGCCAGTTCGGATCGGCCTTATCCATCATCAACTCATGCGCCGACAGCGCCGAGACCAACCGATTGGCAACCTCGATCATGTGCGGGAACACCGTCGCCGCCTGCATCGTCTTGCTGCCGAATCCTTGATCTTCCGGATTAAGCCGTGCAACTTCGTGAGTTACTCCGAAGTTCAGCAGCGACGACCACACCGCATGGCTCATTAGATCCAGCTGCGCCTCGTTCAGCAGCGACGATCCATCCGCCTTGGTCAGCTTGGAGAACTCCAGCCGCAGATTCGACAGGCTCGCAAACCGCGAAAACTTGTCGCCGCTGGATTCCAGCCAGCCCATGTGCATCAACTTGGTAACCATGCCGTAGGCGAGCGCCGTATTCTTCGCCATGGACAGCGCCGCAGCGCCATAACCGTGCTTACTGCCAAGCGTCGGCAGCGTCATCTGCCACGGCTGCACGGCGAGCATCGTCATATACGCGGGCGACAGCGCCAGCCGCCACGCAGCCGGGAACGCCCGCAGCCGGTCTAACACTGGCGCATCGACTGGCGTGTTGAGATCTTCAACCCGCCCGCGCACATCGGCCATGTACTTGCCGATCTGCGTCTTGACATCGCTCAGTCCCGGTGAAATATCCTCGCGCAACTCCTTCATCGCACCGTTAAGCCGGTTCAGCGTATTCGACATCCCGGTTGACGAACGCATGCCCTGCAACGCCCGCATCGACATCGTGGTGCGCTCACCAAAGTTGCGGATGTAGTCGGTGCTGTAACCATTCAACCCGTCACTGGTAGCCGATGCCTTATACGGCGAATTATCCGGCAGCTGCTGCAGATAGGTGTCGAACACCATGCTAGTCAACGCAGGCTTCATGCTGGGTTCGATGAAATCGCTATTGGCGATTCGATCCCGCAAGATGTGCATGTACCCCGGCGTGGCCGAATCCTGCGACCGCAATTTCTCGCTAATCGGCCCATCCGCCCACGTATTCTGGCCGTTCGCATCCTTGAACAACCCTTCATCCAAGAACGGACGCAGCTGCTTGAGCGTTTCCTCATAGTGACTGTTATTGTCGAAACGCATGTATACGCGACGATTCTCCGTGCCATCCGCATTCACCCTCGGCGGTCCCCAGCCACGCCGCAAACCGTCCACCACAGCACCGACCCGTTTCCACTCGGCATCACCTCCATTAACAGTGAACATGACCATCTTGTCGCCCGCGCGTCCGAGATGCATGTACGGCACTTCCCGCAACCGCGAATAATTGCCGTACTGATCATCCAGCATGGCGCGTAGCGATCCTGCATCCTGCGCGCCCTTGCTCTGCGCGCCACCCGCTGCAAGCTCGCGGTCGTGGATCTCCTTGACGATCCGCATCGTCTCCTGCATGCCGTTCTGCAACGCCTGCCGCTGCGTCTTGAGCGGCACCGATCCCATGTCCCGACCCGCCTGTTCCCGCGTATCCAGCTGCTTCATCACCGACTTCATTTCCGGCAACTCGTGCATGCCGTACGTCTGCAACACCGCCTTCATCGCCTGCGCAGTATGCCGCGTTAACATCAGATCGTGGAAGTCCGTCATGCCGTGATACACCGCCATCGGCGTTGCCACCGGCTTGCCACCCGCGCGCCGCTGCAGCTGCTCGGACGTCCGCTTCAGATCCTGATACTCATTCTTCAGCCGCTGCACATCCGGCGAATCCCCCGGTTTGACCGGCAACGTCGGATCAACCTGCAACCGCGCCGCTTCCGAACCCATCCGGCCAACCCGATCCGACAGCGCCCGGTGGGTGTTGAACAGCTTCCACGCGGTATCCGCGATCCGCCCGCCTTCCAGTTTCACCAGCGTGGCAATAGCGGCCCGATCCGCAACATGCTGACGGATCTCGTCATGCACACCTGCAATACGGGTTAACGCAACTGAAGCAGTAGGAAACTGCTGAATGGCCTTGTCGATCACCATGCGCAGTACCTGTTTCTGGTGATTCAACGAGAACCACGCCAGCCCCTTGTTCCACTGCGCATCCGGCTTCTCGGACATGCGCTTCGTTGCCGAGTCTGCCGTGCCCAGCTTGAAGAAGCCGCGTAGCGCGTTAGGCATGAACCATGACTCACCCGTGCGGTTGAGCGGGCTGCGGTACACGGTGGTCAGGCTGCGATTCGGACTACCGAACAGCGTCGGTGCCGCCTGCATCAGCTGCTCGAAGTCCGTACGCGCACGCTTCCATGCCGGAACCAGATCGCGGATAACATCAAACACCCGCGTCAGCAAATTTGCCCGACCCCCCAGCAGCCGCTGCAAATCCGGGTTGTTCATCGCTTCGGACAGAAACTCATGCTCGTCATTGAGCGCCAGCATGTGCGCGGGATTGTCCTGATCGGCAATCTTGGAGAACCGCTCCATGATCCCCTGCACCGTCTTGATCGCCTGCACCTCCACCCGATCCTGCGCCGATAGCTCACTATCCGGACGGACAAGGTTAGCCAGCGCGCGAATCGTACCTGCGTGCGTCAGCGCATGCGTGATCTCGTGCAGCATCGTCGTGGTGTTCATGCCACCACGCCCAATCTCGATGGTGTTAGTGAACGGCACGTAACGTCCGCCATTGAAGTCGGGGTTCTCAATCACCCGAATCGTGGCGGTCGGATTCGCTTTCGCCAGCAGCTTTGCCACTGCGCGAATAATCACGTTGTGATGCGTACGACCAAGATGCTCCAGCACACCCATGGCGTGCGGCGTCTCGGCCACCCGTGCTGCCAGTTTCGCGTTGTCCAGCCGCGCCAGTCCAGTCTTCTCCGCATCCGCCACGGCAATATCACGCCGATACTTGGTATACGCCTGATTGAACAAATCGGCAGCACGCTGCTCCGGACCCTCGCCCGCCTGAAGCTCCCGCACCGCGCCTTCACGCTGCAAATTGAGCGAGCGCCGTAGCGAATCCGCCGCTTCCTGTGTTAACGCGCCACTGCGCAGCGACTCCTCGATTTGCGCATTCTTGTAATCAAACTGTGCGTGCAACTCAACCGACTCCCGCAACGCCCGCGCGATGTTCTTTTCCTCGGCAATGCCAGCTGCGTTAACCCGCGCCGCTGTCTGGATCGACCGAACCAGATGAGTAACATAATCAGCGAACCGCTTGTGCGTGGCAGCATCGAGCGTGCCCAACGCTTCCGTCGCCGTCCGCTGTGTCTTGACCGCCCGTCCGCCCAGCTTGGCATCGGCGCTGAACCGTCCGCCCGCTTCGCCCGACATCATTGCATCGAACGTAGCCTGCATTTCCTTCGGCAGCAGGTTCCGCACCACCTTCAGCGTACCGGCGTACTTGTGCGCTTCCAGATAACGGAACACGTTCACCAGATTCGAACCGGTGCCGATGCCTTCCTTGGGATCGAGCGGTTCGTTGGTGAACGAGTAATACTCATCCGTCGCGGCAGGCTCACCCTCACCACGCTGCTTCGCCTTCTCGGTGGCACCCACTGCTTCCGAGTACTCGCGCAGCTGCGGCGAATCCTTCACCATCTCGGTAAGATCATCAACGTGCTGCGCCAACGTCTCGCGCTCGCCCGACGCATCGATCTCCCGTTGTGCCGCCGCTGCCTGCTTGATCCGCTCGACCAACGCCTGCCGCGCCGCATACTGATCCGCGCTCGGCGTCTTGATCTTCGACATCGCGTTGTAGTCCGCGCGCATCTGCTTCAACGCGTTGGACTGTGCTTCCAGCTGGGCCAGTCGCATGCGCGCTTCGTGCAGTTCCGGATGTGCGGCAGCGAACGCCGCCCGTGCCGCATCCTCGCGCTGCTGGGCCGCATCGATGGCAGCTTGATGCGCTGCCTGTTCATCAGGCGACTGCTCGGCACGCCGCTGCGCCCGTGCTACTTCCAGCTTGGCCTTCTCGACTTCGTACGCCCGCTTGGCCCCTGCCGCTGTTAATGTCCCGTCCGGATTCACCTCGTTGGGCTTCACCGTCCCGGCGTTGAGCAGCGCGTTCAGTTCCTCCTGCGTCGGCGGACGCTTGGAAAAATCACCATAGGCGACCGGCTCACCCGGTGTTACCGGCGTGACATCGGCCCCTGTCCTTGCGGCAGCTGCGGTTGCGCGTTCTTGCGCAGCTTGGTCAGCGCCTGCGCGGGATTCGGCATCCCTTGCTGCTGCAGCGCCTTGCTCAACATCGCGGGCATTTTGGCTCCAGGTCTCGTCGGCGGTTGGTCTGGATTCGGCCCGCGCACTTGCTTCGGTGGCAGCTTTAAGATCGGCACTTGATGGCTCCTTCGCGTTGTATGGACCTTCGTACGATTCCAAGCGCGCGATAAGCCGCGACAGCCCCTCGTACGACTCGGTAGTCTTGTCCTTCACGGCATCCCGCGCTGCACGCAACGCATTCAGCTGCTGCACATACAGCGTCTTACCCTTCACTCCTTCCAGCACCCGGTTCATGAACCCCGCGTGCGGGCGCTTGGCTCCCGCAGCCGTAGCCGCGTCAATCCACGTCTTAGCGAAATCCTGCACTGCCAGCGGAGTGTTACCAGTGATCTTGCCTGCCATCGCATCGTCAGCGAGCTTGTTCGCCGCCGCGACACGTGCTGCTACTTCCGGCCCACGTGGAAGCCGCGTAGCTTCCGGATTAACACCGACCGTTGGTGTAACTCCAGCAGCTGCTACTTCCGCCGCATTCCGCGCAAGATCTCCTTCCGGATCAGCAGCTATCGCGGCCTGATGATCCGCCTCTAGCTCTCCCCGCGTCGGTGTACGCTCCGGTGTTATCCCAGCGCGTCGCAGTGCCTGTTCCATCGCCGTTTGCGGCGGAGCTGGTGGTTCAGGGGCTTCCCGCGCCGCTTTATCCGCAGCTTCACGCTCACGTGCAGCAGTGTTATAAGGATCGGGACGTGGCGCTCCTGCGGGCTGGTTCAGCAGCGGCTGCAAATCAAGCTCGCCCTGCCCTTCAGGAACCTTCGGTTCTTCAGGGATGCTGAATACGTCGGTCGGTGCCCGTCGTACAGCAGGTTCTTCCGCTGGTGACGGCTGCAATTCGAATGGCCGCTCACCCAGTTGCCCCTGCTCGAACAACGTGCGCTGCTGTGGCTGATCCAACGCAAACATTCCAGTCGGCGCTGCTGCTTCTGGCGCTGGCTGCTTCTGGATCTCGTCATTGACGTAGCTGACGTAGGCGTCCTTCAACCCGGATTCGCTTATCCGGCCACCCTTGGCAAGCGGACCCGTCTTCATGGTGCGCTGCGCCTGCACCCACGCCGCGAACGGCATAACGCCTTCAGGCGGATTGGCAACCAGCTGGTCGGTAAGCGCCTTGTTTACCACACTCCCGGCTTCCTCTGCGGCTCGCCGGTCGAACATGTGCTTCCACGCCAGCTGTGCATCGAACTTGTTGGTGTACTGCGGCGCTGGACCGCCAGTAACACCAGTCTGCTGGTTTATGAAATCCTGCAGCGGAGTGTTCGGCGCTGGTGGCTGTGCCGCAACGGGTGCCGCAGGCGCGGGTGCAGCAGGCTGCTGCATCTGCTGTGTCGTATCGTACTTGTAATCAGGCCGTAACTCAGGAGTAACACCGTCATTGAGTGCTGCCAGTGCTTCCTTGCGCCATGCATCCGATCCTTCCGGATCGAGCGCACGCAGATCTGCAGCGATGTTATTCGCCGCCATGCTGCGCCGTGCATACGAAAAGTTCGGGTTCTCCAACGCTGCCGCCTGCGACGCGCGCATCGCGTTGGTCTTCATGATCGCCGGGGCAGCGAACGGCCCCATCACGGCAGTCAGCAGCGCAGTCGGCGCAAACGACTGCTTCGCTGCATCCCATGGCGATGCCGTACCGGGCAAGCCGCTTTCGAACGCCGCAGTGCCTGCAGCAGTCGCCGCCTGCGCGGGCAGCTGGGTTGCTTCCGCCCGTAGCACACCACGTCCCATCGCACCCCACAGCGATGGATCAGCGTACGACTCGAAGCCCTTCGCCAAGGCACCCCGCTGCACCGCTGCTTCAGTACCTGACACCAAACGGCCCAATGCTCCAACACCAATCGTCTGCCCGATGCCCTGCACCGCTGCCGCGCCCAGCGACGGCAGAATGCCGCCACCCTTCTCCCGCGTCGCGGTGTACTGACTGGCAGCGAACAGACCCCCCGCGATACGCGCTGCTGCCGCCTCACCCACACCGGGAATCAGTGCCAACCCAGCCAACCCGGCGACGGTAGGCACCATCGATGCAACGTTACCAGCCAGCCCGGTTACCCGGTACATCTCAGCATTGCCGCGCTCTTGTGCGGACTTCTCGATCCCCTTGCCCGCCGAATCGAGACCGAACGTCTGCAGAATGCGCCCCGCCATCTCGGGCGCTTCCACCATAACACCACGTGCCAGCCCATGACCGATGTCGGTAAGTACGCTGTTTTCGGGCAGTATGGGTGCTGCAGCCGTAGGCGCAGGCATGCCACGTGTACGTCCTGCCTGATAATTGGCGAGTGCTTGCTGCGCATCCGCTGTAGTACTCGCAGCCGTAGGCAGCGGCGCATCCAGCGTCGGATACAACGCGTTCGGATCAGGCATGGCTATTGACGGTAATACTCGTCGTCATACTTCGTACGCCACGGCGCATCAGATGGCGACGGCACTGGCATCCCTCCCACCCCCGGTACTTGCACTACCGGCGCTCCCGTTACCATGGGCGTACCTGCCCCCGGACCGGTGTTCGGGTAACCAAGATAGATGCCCCCTTCAGGAAACTGATCCGACCGGAATGCCTGCGTACCCATCGGACCGTGAATCTGCGTAATGTTGGAACCACCGGCATAAGCCGCCTGCCCTGCCTGTGCAGCGTTAATACCCTGTGGCCCTTGCCCAATCTGCCAATAAGCACGTGACTTCTGCAATCGATCCGGATCGTTCAAAACCCGCTGCCGCTCCAACTCCAGCTGCTGCGCATGAATCTGCGCCAGCTTCTGATTAACACCAAGATTGCCCTGATTGACGAACAGATTGCCCCAATTGACCCCCTGCTGATTGCGCGCCACATCCAGCTGCCCCTGCGACACCCCCAGCTGCCCCGCCTGTATCCCGGTATTCTGCAATGCGTTCAACCGCCGCGCTTCCGGCCCTGCCTTGATCATGTCCAGAATACTGGTGTTAGCGTTGGCCCGATACCCGGCCAGTCGCGCCCGCGAAGCGGCAATATCGGCACCGATGCCATACGCATCCTGATTACTGCCCGCACGTGGCGCAGTCGTCGCGTAACCTCCGCTCATGCCCCCACCACCCACACCAGCCCCGCCATTGAATGTCGGATATCCGCTGCCGGGAGCAGCACCGCCACCGTAGCCAGTGTTATAACCTCCACCCGCGCTGGCCTGCTGTACCGCATTCCGGTTGGCAAGGCTCGCTTCCAGATTGCGCGCCGCCGTGCCGACTGCCGGGGGATTGATCGGGTAACCGCCGGGACCGACCGCCAGCCCGGTTCCCTCGAACGTGGCAGGACTGGAAGGCTGATCGGAGAACGCGTTGAATACGCCACGATTGTTCGCCGTTGCCACCACGCGCGAAGTGCCTTCCCCCGCAGCAGCGTTACCGCCGAAGCCGGGGCCATAATCATTGGCAATCTGTTGTCCCGGCATACCCCTGCCCCGAATTGCTGCCCGATAATCCCACGTATTGGCAGGGCCATATGTCTGTGTTACCCCGCCGACCACCGGGGCATTGGCAGGAACCGGACGAGCATCCGCTGATAGGTAGGGACCGGGAGGAAGATCTTCGGGTCTGGTAGGCATGATGTCACCTCACGTATGTAAAACCATTACCACCGAACTTCCACATCACTGGCTCGAACATCTTCTTTTGCTGCACTTCCTTCAGACACTCGGCAATTGCCTCATCGAAGCGTGCACGATGGCGCTGTGCCTTCTCGTTTGCTTCGGCATCGACGTCCCAGTTGCGCAACGCCCGCCACGCTGCCCACTCCAGCATGTCGAGATGCCAGTCAGCCGGGATCTCCGGTTCTGCGTTCACACTGGTCATATCGCCAAGTGGCAACCGGATAACCCGAAGGTAGACAAGCTTGCCGACCTGATCATCGTTCGGCACCGGATCGAACAGGATCTGCACCTGATGCTCGTCACCGACCTCCAGACCTTCATCAGTGGCGAACCGCTGTGGCTTGCCACCTTGCCCACGTCCGGTATAGTCGATGCGATCCGTAGCCGGATTCATGAACGTGAACTGCTCCAAGTGCGTGCTGCGTACCAGATCCACTTCCGAGTCCTGATGCCGCGCACTGGTAACCCGTAGCACCGACGCACTGGCCTTGTATACGGCCTGCCCCGGTACCAGTGTTATCTGCGTCGCTTCCTTGGTAGTCGAATCCCGCAGGCACAGCGCCCGCCGCGCGAAGCGCCGATGCGCCTCGTTGATGTATAACACCAGCGCCGCATCCGACCAGTACGAATCCGGTGGTCCCGTCTTCAGCGTGCTGCTGTCACGCAGCAGGTTAGTACGCAACTCAATCAGCAAATCCTTGAGTTTCACGCCGCTTCCTCACGTGGGGCTTGCACGAGCCGATATGGAAATCGAAGTCGAGGCTTGTAATCGATGACTTGCTTGGTGACCTGATCGACCACCGGGGCCAGATACTCGGCATTGTTCAGGATCTCCAGCACTTCAACCGGCACCTCCGCTGGCACCCCGGCTTTCAGCATGAAGCCAGTGCCGTTATGGCCGATGAACTGACCGGTCGGCGGAATGTTGTCGTTGTCCTCCAGCACCAGCCACACTCGGGTCTTGTACTTCGCCAACTGATTAGGCTTCAGCTTGGATTTCGGCGCTTCACGCACCGGCACGTTAAGTTCCGGCAGCGGTACGCCACTTGCTGCCTGCGGCATGATGGTCTCGTCCGACTCAATGTTACTGCCAAGATCTACAGGGGGATTCATAACACTCCTTCAGATGGTAAAAAGGCGGCGAGTCACCCCGCCGCCTTCCGGTGTTACTACGGCGGATAGATCAGGCAGCAGCGTGGGTTGCGTTCTTTTTCGGCTTGCTCGTCGTACCCGCAGCCGACTTGACCGCAGTTTCGTTATCGGCAGCAGCCTTCGCCATGGCTTCCGCAGCCACACGATCCTGCTCTGCTTCCTTTACCGCAATTTCCGCTTCACGCGCTTCCTTCTCGCGCGCTGCATCTTCCGCAAGCTTCACCCGTGCTTCAGCGTCGGCCTTGGCTGCTTGTTCTTCCTCCTCGGTCAACGGCGGTGGCATGCGCTTCACTGCCTGTTCGATCAGCATGCGGATGTAGTCTTTGTCACCCTTGACCATCGTCGGGATCGAATCGACGTAGGCCATTACCAGATTTGCATTCATGCTCGTTCCTTTCAGCCGTCAGCGATCAACGTAAACGAACTCGACACCGGGATGTCCGCCGCCTTGATGGTAACCTGTCCACCCGTGCCCAGCGCAGGCGTACCCAGTGTGATGCCTGCAGGCGCGACATCCACGGTACGCGTTCCCGCCGCGACGGTACGAACCGCCGTACCAACCGCCATGCCCTCGTAATACTCCAGCTGGTTGAACGGCGTGGTGCGGCTTATCCACAGCACATAACGCGGCACAAAGCCGACATTGAATGTCGTATCGGCAGCAGCGACCGCATCCGTAGTGATGTTAAGAATCGCCTTGTTGACGACTCCCCCCGAATTGGTACGTGTAACAACAGTGGCACCCATGATAGTTCCTCGTGTTAAGCAGCAGTCGTGATCGGAGGCGGATCGCCATTCGCAGCATAGGTGTTAGTAGCCACACCCGTGTCGGCATCCAGCGATGCGTTGGTCAGCATGATCGAATCGCGCAACGCGTTCAGATCCGCGACCACTGATGCTGGCACTCCAGCACTACCACCCGTACCACCGCCGCCGCCCGCGCCTACCCGTCTGATCTCATCGATCAGCGCCTCGAACAGCTTCTTGGTCTCGGGATCGGCCAGCGATGCCTGCACGAACGGCGATGACTCCGAAGGCGCATCCGCAGCCAGCGACGACAGGTTGATGTTCTTCACCCGTGCCGCCTTCTCGATCTTCCCCGCCTTTCCAGTCTTCGGCTTCCCACCCTGCTCACGCTGATACCGTTCCTCTGCAGCAGCCTCGTCCTTGACTTCCTGATCATGTTTCGTGGTCATGGCGGCTCCTTACGCTGTCGCCGCGACTTCCGCGCGGATCATGAACGCATCCTGCAGAATCACCGCCGACTGCCACGCCTTCCAGCCCACCGTACCGCGCTGCCCCAGCGGATCACCCGCCGCAGGCTTCGGGTTGACCACCATCGGCGTCAACGAGTCCTTGCCGCGCAGCGGCACGATGCCGTACGCATCTCGCGCGAGGAACAGCATCGGATATATGTCGGCATTGGTGCCTGACGTCGAACGCATCAACCCTTTGGCACCACCGGCATCGGGAAACGCCGAGAACACCGTCGAAGTGAGATAGCGGACGCGCTCGACCGCGCCGATCTCGTTCTCCCACGGTGTCGTCGTGCCGTACTGCTTGGTGGGAATGAACCCCGCCATGGTACGAATGTCCGTCTCGCAATCCGGATGACACAGCGCGATATACGCAGCTTCCACCGGTTCCGTACGGAAATCCGGAGTGGACTTCAGCGTGCTGGTAATGAACTTGGCATTCTGCCGATTTAGCGCCGCTGTGATCGACCGCTGCAACGCCAACGAGATCGGTGTTACCACACCAACCCGCGTAGAAATGGCAGGAGCGCCCGCGTAGAACACGTTGGCTCCGGCCTTGAGAATGTTGTAGCGAATCGTCTCGATAGTGAGCGCCGCCTGCTCGCTCATAATCGTAGTGGCTTCTGACAGGATCGGATCTTCGTGGGTGTCTTCGATCACATCAGTGATGCCGATGAAATCGCCGTACTGCTGCAGCTGGACCGTGTAGTCCTGAAACGTCATCCGCGATCCGGCAGGCGTCACGCCTTCGACCAGCGGCGACAACGCCAACGGTGTGTAGAACGGACTACCCGCGCCATTGACGCCCCCCGCGCTGTTACCAGCGGAGCCGGTTGCGCCAACGAGAAAATAACGCCGGAACTTCGCGGTCTGCGTGTTGTTCTGCGGAATCGGGTACATCTGCCCGAACTTCTCGATGCACATGTACGGCATCGCCCGCTTGAGCAATTCCTTGACGACGTACGCAGCGGTACGCGGCGTGATGTCGCCATAAGTAGTGTTAGGCATGATCAGGTTCCTTCAGCAGTTAATTGCCAGTACGCGTAGCTTCCGCCCACGCCGCATCGAAATCGTTGGGGTCCGCTCCCGCGACCGGGGTTGTGCGCTTCGACCCGACAACTCGTAGCCTGCTCGCCGCTTGTTTGGCAGCTGCTGAAAGTTCGGTCTTTCCTGCCACGGATGGTGCAGTTCCTGCTGCCACAGCCGGTGTAGCCGCCGGATGCGACTTCTTGTATTCAGTGATAAGTTCCGCTACTTCCTCAGGAGTGCCCTGCGTCATGGTCAGTTTTGCACCCGCCTTGAAGGGACCGGGCAGTGTTTCTACCCACTGCACTACCCTGTCATACACTTCATCATAGTCTGCATGTTCACCACGAAGTGCTGACAACGCCAGTTGCTCGGAAATTACATCCGAAAGATCAGCAAATCGTTGTAGTGCCGGATTGTACGTCTTTTGAATCTGGTTAAACGTATACTGCACAGCGTTGTACACCGCTTGTTTGATGGCAACTTGCTGTGCTTGGGCAATGTCCGGCCAGTTCTTCTCCAGATCGGTCAGAACCGTCTTTTCCTCGTCGCTCGGCGTGTACCAAGCCGGTTCGGCGGGGGGTTGAGGGGCTGCAGGAGCCTCGGCAGCGCCCGCTGGAGGGGTTTCCCGGCCCGCTGGGGCGGTTTCCGCAGGTGCCGGGGGTGCACTGGGGGCAGGCGGTTTCGGTGCCCTCAGGGCCGCATTTTCGGCTTCCAGCCGCGCAATCTTGGCCTCAGGGGCTTCTTCCGGCTCCTCGACAGGCTCGGCAGCAGGTTCAGCAGGGGTTTCCGGCTCCTCGGGAACCGCCACAGGCTCGGCAACGGGTTCAGCTGCAGCTGCAGGCTCCGCAGGTACTGCCGGTGCAGCAGGTGCAGCGGGGTCCGGTGCCTTGGGAGTATCTTCACCGACTGCTTCAGTGAACGCACTGGCGAAGGTTTCGTCATCAGTGGGTGTTGCAGCGGGTGTTTCCGGTGTGTTCGGCTTAGGCATGGGCGCACTTATACGGTAGGTTTGAGCGGCTTGTCAACGCGAGTGGTATCGCGCTCGATACAGTCGATGATGTTAGCCCATACACTGGCTTCACCCTGCAATCGCTCCACTTCATCCTTCCCCACCCGCAGCAGCTTCACCTTGCGATCCTCCAGTTCCATTCGTGCGAGGCGGAGGAGGGTTTGCACCGCTGGTGTTGCGGAATCCCTGTGCAATTGCAGGCGGTATTCCTGCACCTGTGCGTGCTGCGTGAACATCTGCTGGGGCAACACCACTTTCCAGTCCTCCTAACACTGCGTTATACACGGCAACCTGACTCTTGGCCGAATTGGAATCGGCTTGGGTCAGCGACTTGGTAGCATCCGCCAACAGTTTGCGCACCTCGGCGCGCAGCAGTTCCTTCATCTGGTCGGCCTGCTCCGCTGCCTTCTGCTGCTGCGCCTGATCGATCTGCGTGGCTTCGTTCTCGGTGACGATGGTTTCCTTGATGTCGATATCACGCACACCCATGCGTTCCTTGAGCAATGCATGCCACTTCACGTAAGGACGCTCCTCGGGCTGCAACGTCTGTGCCAGTTGATCGTACGCCATACCCCGCACTTCCTTGGCGATGAGGGAAGAAGATCCTCGTGCAATCGGCGTGAAATCGCCACGCACATCCTGCTTGTCGTTGAAATGCCTGTTGAACACGATTAGCGCATTCATCACCGACATGGTGAAAATGTCGAAGTTGCGCACCACGTCCTTGAATGGCAGCGCCGCCATGCCTTGGATCATCGACGCGCCTGCGGCTGTTCTGAAAGGTTCTGACGGACCTTTCTGCATGTCGCCACCCGTGGCCGGGTTGACGAACGTCTCCTGATCCGCGAACTCCATGAACATCTTCACCACGCTCTGCAGATCGGGCAGGTGCGAATTGATTTCGACGTTCTTCACCGCAGGCCACTGCGCATCCTGACCAACGCCTTCGCGATACCAGATCTTGTACGGCTGGATCGAGGAGAAGTCCTGCCCCGCCACCATCAGATCCATGTTGATCTCAAGGTTCGGCCCGCACACCACGGATGCATTGTCCAATAACATCCTTGAAGACGCCGAAATCGCCATCTGCGAATCGCGCATGATGTTAGGCAGGCCATTGCCCAGCAGCGTGGTGTCGTCTTCCTCGAAGATGAAGTGGTGGTACATCTGCACCCGCTGGTCGGGTTCCAACTCGACCCACGGCGACAGATCACAGCGGATGACCGTGTTCCCCAACGTCCAGACCGATGCGTCGGCCATATCACCGGATAAACCCTGTGGCAACACGATCCCCGCTGCTTTCAGATAATCGGTAGCTATGAAGCCATCCCACACGATAATCTCGAACTTCCTACCAAGATTCGGATTGACGTTACTGTGCACGCCGATAACCCGAAGCTCCGACTCGAACGTCTTCTCCTTGTAGTTACCCTGCGGATTGTCCTGCAGGATCTTCAGGATCTCGTCCTGCATGAACTCGGGCCGGTCAGCCAGTTCACGCAGCTGCGACTTGCTCATCACCATGCGCTGGAACTGGCCGTCCATGGTGGCGAAGTGCTTGGACGACATGTCGGGGTAGTAATCCCAGATCGGCACGAACTCGAACTGCGGACGGAACGCTTCGAACGTCTGCGACTGCCAGCCCCCCGGCACCTGTACCCAGCGTCTTTGATCTTGCGTACGGGTGAACGGACCCTTCAGCACGCCCGCGCCGTACATGATCCCCGATAACAGCACCTTCCTGCAGAGGGCCACGTAGTTGAGGTTCCGGTTGCCACCGACCTCGGCCAGCTGATCCTCGATCTCCTTCTCCAGATTCTTCGCCCGCTCGGTGGCGAATTTGTACACCATGTCCTCGATCTGCTCGCTGCCCAGCGGCTGGCCCTGCGCACCCTGCTGGGCCTGCTGCAGCACCTGATTCAGATCGTCGGTTTCAAGGTTGGGGATCGGGGATGCCTCGATGCCCCAGTTCTTTTCGGAAGTAGGAAACAGCAGGTTCATCAGCCGGGATAACATCGAGATGCACTTCACCCGCGTGATGCGCGGGTATGCCTGCGAACGCGACTTATCCATCTTCTGCATGACATCCGGGTCGTATTCCCCGAGAAACTGGCGCAGGTTGCGCGCCCACTTCAACTCCTGCAGACGGCGGTAATTCTCGTAACTCTTGAAATCACTGGCGAGCTTGGCTCCGAGGGACTGGAGCTTCGCTTTATCTATCGGCGGGGGACCGAGGCGCAGTGCAACTTCGGCATCCGCCGCCGCATCCATGTCGTTGTCGGCGGGCAACAGCGCAGGCACTGGCCCCATCGAGGACATGGAAGGCATGCTCATCGGCTGCGACGGCATGGGAGCGATGCCAGTGACGGGAGATGCCATGGTGTCTACTCGTTAGGGTTGCTACGATTGGCGGTGTTAATACCCAGCCGGGTCATGACCCGGCTTATCGTCGCCTGCGCGCGATCCAGCGCCGTCTCCGGGGGCAGCGGTGCCAGCTGATCGGTAGGCGGCAGGGTTATGTTCACCGGGCGCGCGTTGGGCGAGCCTGCGGGTAACACCGACCCAGCGTAGGTACGCAATGCTGCATATGGGTTGCTGACCGCCATCTGCAACTTGTCCGGTACTGACAGCTGGTTCCAGCTGCCATACGTGCCGGGGTTGAACTTGTAACGGTCGGTTACGATGGTGCTGGTGTTGGGGTTGTTCCGGTAATTGAACTGCCCCAGTGTATTCTCGATGTTACCCTGTGGTGTCTGCAGCTGATCGAACATCGAATTGCTGTACGACCCCGGCAATCCCAGCTTCTTGTAAGTGCTGTAAGTCACTGCGCCGGGAGTGGCGGGCCAGCGATCCTGCGCAGTGGGTGCGGCTTGGGTCAACTGACGAATCTTCGCCAGTTCCTGCGGAGTGAAATTCTTCTCGGTAATCGGGTCGGTCCTGCCCAGCACCACGCTGTCGAGGTAGGTTCGCGCAGCGGTCGGGATACGCGGCGCATTGGGTGCAATCAGGCCAAGCCCCGGCAGTGGTATCGGCACCGCATCTCCTAGCGCATGTTGTACATGTTCGCCACCTGCCGCATGGCTGGCAGCTTACGCTTCGCCTCGCTCTGGATGCCCTTGTAGAAGAACTTGCACAGGTAGCTGAAGCCATCGCCGGGGTGGCTCCAGTCGTTCTTCACTGGCTCGGGCGAAGTATCCCCCTTTTGCGACTTGCTGTAACGCCAGCCGGAACGAAGGGCACGGATCAAGCCTTTACACTGGGGATCGATCAATAGCGCGGGGCCAGAGTCAGTGAGTCTGGTGGTGAAGTGTTCAATCGCTTCAATTCTGCCGGGTAGCCGGTTGTTGCTATCGGCAATCTTGACCTTGTAGTGCTTGGCGATGGTCTGCAGCACTGTCTTCTCATCCGTCTGTGTTCTTTGACTGGATGCAGGATCCGGTGACACGGTAAAGTTATAGTCTCTGTATTTTACCCTCATCAGAGGTTGTACCCGGTTGGTTATGAACCTTTGTGCACCCATGTCACGCTGGATGAGTTCATCATAGACAAGTAAGCGGCCATGTAAATCCATCTGGCCGAAGATCATGGCACTGTTCATGCCGGGGTCGAATCCTCCGACAAGAGGGAGATGAGGGTTTGGCGCGAGAGGCTTCTTGGCGACATGTAAGTCGTAATTAAAGGTAGCGATGACCGGTGTACCGGAGATGGAGTAGCCCCATTCCACATCGATGTACTGCTTGATCCAGTGGGGGGTGTGATCTTTAGCGAGGTTGGTGTAATAACCCCTGCCACCGGGGAGGTTATCGAGATTTTCGGCATCATCGGCAAATCCTCCGGGCTGTTCGAAGTAGGTCCAGTTGGTATCCTTGGTGGTATCTTCATCGTACTTGTTCGCTGCTTCCAGTGCTTCATGCCACCAGTCATCTTCATTACCGGGGTTGGATGACCCCCACATGCCCCAGTTAGTGGCCCCGCCATCCTTCTGGCTGGGGAAGCGTCCGCAGCGGGCGGCGACGGCATCGATGATCTCGCGCGGGATCTCCACGAACTCGTCAAAGATGGCGAAGGTAAGTTCCAAGGAAAGCACGCGGGATACGTCATCCGCCGTGTCCAAGGCTCTGAATAACACCTCTACCTCAACATCTGAAAAACGTAATACAAAGCGTTTGTCCGTCGCATGCCACGTCCCCGCCTCGCCGTTCTTGAACCAGATGTTCCAGCTGACGATGGTGGTGTCGGTCAGCTGCGGGGCGGTGTTACGAATTATGGCGCAGCGGACGCGGCGCTTGCCATCGACCGGGGATGGCACCTGCTTGGTGGCGAGGTTCACCAGCTTCATGAAGATGCCGGTGGTCTTGCCGCTGCCGACCGGGCCGATGATCCAGTCGGCAAAGAAGGAATGCGGCTTGAAGTGGCGGATGAACGCCTTGACCGTCCTAGCGGGGTTGTACTGAATTGTCGCCATGGGTTGGTGCTGTCTCAGCGCAACTTCTGCACGGCTTGCCACAGGTCATGGCCGTACCACTCAGCCCACGCCGGATCGCTCTCGGCGTACTGCATGAACAGGTGGTGGGCAGTGCCATGGTCGTTCATCGCCTGCGCCTTGCACTTCGGCCAGATGTCCTCCATGTCGATGCGCCGCCGCCGCGCCCACCACCAACGCTGGATGAAGTTGCCTTTAGACATTGGTGTTATTGTCGTGGAGCGGGGTGGTGCGCGAGGGCGGCTTGAACCTCGCAATGCGCCGGTCGAGGATGATCAGGTACTGCTGCATGGCGTTGCCCTGCTGCCGAAGCAGCAGCTGATCGAGGGCAGGCAGGTTGTCGAACGCGGGCGACGTAGTAAAGGACTGGAGTTTATGAAACCGGACGGCAAGCTCGGCGCGTTCGAGATGCACCCGTTCCTGATAGTCAGTGTTATCGATCATGGTGTTAAAAAAACGTAGGCTTGGCGACCGCGCGGGTGAGCGCCATTAAACCAGTTTGTAAATCAGTTGCGCCGATGCTGACCCAGCGTTGATCGACGTCCGGAATTGCACGCAACGCCTCAATCATCTTACCAAGGTCTACTCCACGCTCCTTGATCGAGTTGATCAGCGCGATTTCATCCCGGTTCAATTCCCGGTAGCCTTTTATTTCACGATGCTGGTTGTCCATGGTCTGGTGTTAACGCCTGAAGTGAATGAGCAGACGAGGCTGCTTGCCATCCGGCTTGGGACGGCACCAGCAGGAGGGGTCGAGGGTGTGGGTACCGTCGTAGGGAAAGACGTGGGTCAGCCGAGGTTTATCTGGATGTTTAGAGGTGCGACTTGGTTTGGCTGCTCCTTTGGTTCGAGTCCTGCTACCCGGTGGGTGTGCTTGATCAGGTCTGCCCGCACTGCGCTGGGGGTGTTCTGGTTGTGGATCATTTTCCATGACGTCTCCAATAGTGCTTCCGACTGCAACCGGGCTTTGACACGAAAGGACATGCCCTCGCGCTGCATGGCTTCTATCGCTGCCTGCAGCGACTTGACGAAGATCGGGTTCTGTCTAAGCGTTTCCCAGCCAGCAGGGGTGATGTTATAGGCGGTGAGGATCTCGTTGCGTGGGGAATCTCCCAACGCAAGCTCGATGGGGAGGGTGGGAGGGAAACCAAGCAGGGCCGGGTTCTCAAGGCCATTGCGCGGCGGGTCGGGGCGCAGGAGGGAAGGCAGGTACTCGGCAGCGAGGGCATGCTCCACGGCATTGCGCACCATCTCCTCGACTTCAGCCAGAGGAACCAACTCCTTCCCCTCACTGACACCATCGTTGTCAGGTTCGACGTCGTGGACTGGTTTACCTCGTTCGCCGTATCGCTTCATGGCAACTTGCCCTTGGCACGCAGTAATATATTCCGCCGTTTCACTCGGGCGATGTACTCGCGCCTGATCGCCTGCACCTTACCACTGTTCTTGGCCCGCCATTCCCGCTGAATTTCATTGGCGTACACCTTGCAGTAGGTGGCAAGGCCGTCAGGGGCGTTGGAATTGCTGCCAAATTCGCTGGCAGAGTGGAATTTCTGATGGCCGGGACACCATTTGAGGGGCATTTTCCCAGTGTAAACGCGTTTTTAAGGGTCGTCAAAGGCATAAAAATGGTCATTTTTAGTGCAAATTTAGTGGTAAAAAGGCTTAAAATAGTGCGAATTTCACTGTAAAATGAGGATAAAAGGGATGTAAATTGGAAAAGTACACAATTCTATATGAACGAAGGGCAAATCAGCGCGCCCTCGACTTTACGAACCCCCCTTCGGCCCTTGCTCTGGCAAAGTAATTCTTTCCTATCGTTACGTTAGCACCATGCACGTGCGCTATCGCCCGTCTGGTGGCACGCATGTTGTGCGTATGTTTGTCACATACTGACAAATGCCTATCAATCTGCCCCATAGCATGCGGATACGTGAGACTATTCTTCTGCGGCAATAACGCCGCATTCACTCGGAGAGTGTACGCATCATGAACAAATCGATGAAACAGGTAGCAATGGCGTTGGCTATGGCGGGTGCGGGTGCAGTGGATGCAGCTGCGCCTAAGGCAAAAGCTGGCAAGATCATTGCCGCGTTCCACGCGGATAATGGTTGGATCGGTGGCAAGTCGAAGTTGATGGCGAAGATTGATGACGGTATCGCCACGTTGCAAAAGATCTGCACGACGCGCGAGTATCACGCGTTGGAATCGCTCGCCGCCGACGCGTACGAACGCAAGTCTCAGGCGGACGCATGGGACGTCATCATGGATGCACACGTGGCCGAGATCTTTGGCGACAAGTGTCCAGTCGCAAAGTACGTTCCGATCATCAAGGCATTCCGCGAGATCTTCGGCGCATATCCTGCAACGTGCATGCGGAACGCAATCAAGCGGCGCTTCAAGAAATTGCCGAACCGTGGCAAGGGGACTGGCAAGGGGATCAAAGGCATGAATCCCAAGAAATGGTTTCGCGGCATTAACACCAGCGTCAAGGGATTGATGTTGCGCGCTAGCAAGTCGCCGGGTGGTGACATCGATGGCGACGTACTACGCGAGTTCACTGCCGTTATGAAACGATTGGCTGAAGTACGCGCGAAGATGGAAAAGCGTATTGCTGCCAAGTAACACGCAACACACCAGCGCGCCACGTGGCGCGCTGGTTCATTCACTCGGAGACATCATGACACTAGCGGAACAATTGAAAGCCAAGATCAACGCGCAACCAATGGCGGTGCGTGCAATTACTGTGTTGGATGCAGCTGACATAGCGTGTGCACTAATCAACCATGGCGTACCGTTCACATGCTGCGGTACGTTCATTGAAATAGCAGGAGGACATGCCAAGGTAGCCATGCATATCATCAATGGTGCACTAGCACCGACACGCTGGGTTGTAACGCTTTAGCATTCGGGGCGCATCCTTCGGGATGCGCCCCTTTTTTTGTCCATCGTTTTGTGTGCACCATGGATACATGGTGCCCATCGGGACAGTAGTATGTCTGCGGCTGCGTATGTGGGACGTATGTCACCAACATGTTTGTCAGTATGTGACAAATACCGCGTAGAACGCTCTCAGCGAGGCGCGCGTGTGTTTTGGCTACCCCACCACCACCAAGCAGTCCACGCACGCTCAAACGCCTGATTTAGGCCGATTCCGGCGGACTTAAACGAGATCGTAGTAATCCCTCGGCTTCGTCAGGTGCAGGTGCACACACAGCACGCCCACACACATCACACAAACATGTTTGTCAGTATGTGACAAATATCCACAATTCATGTTTAGGGGTAGTTACTGCAACGTATATATGGAAGAATACCCAATAAAATCAATGCCAAAACAGGAAGCGGCACACAGATTACTATGTCAATGTCCTAAATCGATGGTTTTTGACCGCCTAAAGCCACTTTTCTACCCTAAACAAACACCAAGAATCAACAACTTAGCTCGTACATACATAGTGTGTAGTATTCCGTCTGCATACTAGCACCGCAATGGCGGCTTGTCCTACAAACTTGTCCTACAAAAACACCACTGATTCAAAAGAGAAAGATACCAAAAGTATGCATATGAAGGCACAATTATATTATTTAGAGATCAACTTATATGTATGACTTTTAGCATACCGTTCATAGTGCGGATTTAATCTACAGCACACGGTTACGATTATTTTGTGAAAAATAGTATACCCCATATGAATCTATGCACATGCTACATTTTGGTCGCGTTCGAAGACTTACCATTTGTAGCATGTGCATAGATGAATATATGGTCTACCCCTCCAAAAAGCCGTGCATCTGTGCCTCGACGGTAACCTCACATAACCAATCAAGCACTTAGCTTCCACAAACTCACATTTGACCCATCATAAATGTGCCGTTCCAGAGCATTCTATGTGCCGATAACTAACTAAGTACTTGATTCAACATCAACCACCCCCCCTCTATAATGTGCGCACTACCTATTGTTTAGTGTGTTATAAAAACAGCACTTGATACACCAAATAGATGCACGTTTCTGTAGCCAATGACTGCTACAAACAATGCAGATCAATCACTTGACTTCACTTAATTTGTGCTGCTACATTTTGCTCCCGCACCCCACCCACTCAACCTCATTGGTAACCCTCGCCTATGCAAACAGACCTCGCTCCCCTCATCACCCCGAACGTCGAGCGCAATTTCATGCGCCATATCACCGTCGAAACCCTGCCGCCGCTCGCTGACGCCAAGGTCGAGCGTTGCTGGTTGTGGACGGCGGGGTACCGCATGCGCGTTGGTTATGCCCACGCGTTGCCTCATCGGGTCAGTTTCGAGATCTTCCGTGGCTCCCCGCCACCCGGTGCGTGGATTCTGCACGGCTGTCCCAACCCCAGCTGCGTCCATCCGTTGCACCTGATTCTGTTCCAGCCCCAAGATCACCCGCTGCGCTGGCGCTCCCCGGCTGAAGTCGAAGCGCGGCGCTTCGCCAAGCAGCTGCGACGCAATCAGCGCATGAACCACAAACCCACCGAATAAGCACAGGATTAAACACCTGAAAAACACGTAAAAACAACGCTCTACGCTTGCATCCTCCCCCTATATGTGGTATAATGCGCCTGTCGGCTGGGAGAACGTCATCCCACAACGACATGTTCAAAACAATTCGACAGCAGGACGCGCGAGTCGGGTGCCCCCGACGACGCTGCTCAGTTCACGTTTGTCACACACTGACAAATATTCACGAACGCCAAGGTGCAGGGCCGCGAGGCCCGGAGCCAAGACATGAATCCAAGCAGGAGTTGGCCGGAGTTGTGCCAGCCCTAGCGAGACGGCCTTCGGTGGTTCGGCGGATGGTGAACGGCAGGCTGGGATCGGGGTCGATGAACTGCCTCGCGCGCTGGTGGGTGTGGCCGGGTGCATCACCCGTGCCGTTGCGAACACCTGCTGGAAAGATCGATGGCTGCGGACGCGGCAGTTGTTGATTCGATTATTGGTGACCTGCGGTGATGCTGTTCCTATGGCCTTGAAATTGTGCCTAAGGGATTCACCGCAGGCTTCTTCTTAGTGTGGCTTGGCGTGAAAACGGGATCGTAGTAGCGCACGTACAGGCCACACCAAGAAGGAGCAGCACCCAGCAGTACCACTCACGTTTGTCACATACTGACAAACATAATTCACTTGGAGAACAGCATGGCACGAGCAAAGAGCATCAAGGGCGGCAGGGGCTTGGTAGGCGCAGCCCTTGGCAGGACCGCGCACAACGCGGGCAGGTACGCAGTGATGGCTACCCTCACCGGCTCGTATGGCGAGACGGTGCACCGGATCGTCGGTGGCCTGTACTGGCACCCGCTGAAGTGCGCGGAAAGAGCAGTCAAGCTGCATGTCGAGAAGCGGTACCAGAACATTGAATTTGTGAATCTTCAAACCGGCGCACGCGTGCCGGTGACGCAGATCATCAACCACTAGGAGAATCGAGCATGAAAGTCTCAACTGATGGCGGCAGGACGTGGCAGGTGGCCCGAGAAGGGGTGCGGGTTGAGTATCGCGATGTGTACGAGGAGGTGGATTGTACGAGCGATTTGCTGGTAAGTTGCAACAGCGATGGGATCGTGTTCGAAGTCTCCGCTGATGATGTAGTGTTGCGCGTTGGCGGCATCCGGTTTGCCGAGATCATGGAGATGACCGAGGTAGCCCAATGACCCGCGCATCGATCAAGCACTGGAAGAATGTCGAAGCGAAGAACGCCAAGCGGGATCGACCGGCCAAGTTCCTTGGCTGTACCTGTCCCAATCCCGAATGCAGGCTCACGTGGATCGTCTGCGAACTGCCTCAAAGCATCACCAGCCTCGCCGCACTGACCGCCAAGCACCTGCAATGCCCGAACTGCGGCATTCCACCCGTGGTTGCCACCCCGGCAGCGGTTAGAACCTTACTTACCTCAGAGGAGTAACACCATGTACCAGATCAACGATTTTTTCAAGAGCGCCGAGGTTGACGATTACGAGGATGGTTGCCAGCTTGAGGGTGGCACCTGTTGCCATCTCGACATTCGCATGAGCGCAGCCACGCTGCCGATGTTAATAGAACAGGTAAGGCAGTTCTTCGGGGCAGATTCCGATTGCATCACGTTGGACGCATGCGAGGAAATCGGCAGGCTTGACGTCAATCGCATGGAGGATGGCAACGGTGACCCGGCATCGTCCGAGCAGATCGAGTTGTGGAAGAAGCGGGAGCAGAAGCTGTGGTACGTGACCTATACGGCTTACGTCTATGAATGCAAGGCAGTAACACTGACACAGGAGAAAGTATGACCTACCCACAACCCAAGGAATTGAAACTCGGCGTCGAAGTGGCTGACATGCATTACGGCCACCACCCGCTGGCACAGCACTACCAGATCAGCGGCAAGACCGCGT